AAAGAATATTTTCTTGATAATTCCAAATATATTTTTTAATATTTTGAAAATAAAAAAAATATTTCTGATGGAAGTATTGTTCAAAGTACTTCAAATAAAACAAAAATTGTTAATTCTTTCTTTAAAATTAATAAGGAATATGGTGATACTTCTTCTTCAAAAAATGAAAACAATAACGTTGTTCAAAAATATTTATGTAATATTGATGATGTATTTTTAGATGTAAATAATTTTGTTTGTCAAACAGATGTATGTCAAGTATGTTATAAAGGAGAATTAATACCATTAGAAGATGAAGGAATTTTACTTTGTAATAATTGTTCCAGAAGTATTCAATATTTAATTGAAAATGAAAAGCCTTCCTATAAGGAACCACCAAAAGAAGTTTGTTTTTATGCTTATAAAAGAATTAATCATTTTAAAGAAATTTTAGCGCAATTTCAAGGCAAAGAAACAACGCAAATTCCACCAGATGTTATTGAAAATATTAAAATACAAATTAAAAAAGAGAGAATTGAATTAGCTCAAATCACAAATATTAAAACGAAAGAAATTCTTAAAAAGTTAGGCTATAATAAATATTATGAACATATACCATTTATTAAAGATAAGTTGGGAATTAAACCACCAATAATGTTTCCAGAATTAGAAGAAACATTATGCAATCTTTTTATTGAATTACAATCACCATATTCAAAATTTTGTCCAGATGATAGAGTTAATTTTTTAAATTATTATTATACTGCTTATAAGTTATGTGAGTTGTTAGGAGAAGATGATTATTTGAAACATTTTCCTATGTTGAAAGATCCAGAAAAGAGAATGGAACAGGATGAAATATGGAAAAAAATTTGTTTGGATTTAGATTGGGAATATATACCGACTATTTAAAAATCTTTATGTATCAATAAAATGTAAATAAATATAAAAAACTGCAAAATTAGATAGCAAATAAATTTCGCAATTCATTATATTTGATTGTAAAAATACAGATGCACATAGTATTTGTTGAAGATATAATAACAAATATAAAATTATATGGTTCTTTTTATAACAATGATTGTACATGAATACTAAAATACTTATAAAAACTATGAAACAATATACAAAATGAATTGTATTCGTGTGCTCATATATTATAACACCATAAATACCAATTAATAAAAAACATATAGAAATAAATGAACATATGTCGTATCGCAATAATTCATAAAATAATGTTACTATACCCATCAGTAGCATATTTACAAAGACAATTTTACTACACTCTTCATTTTTAATTATGCTTGAAATTGAACCATCTGTTATGGTATAATAAGTATAAACCTTATAGATTACATACATATATATGAGTATCATACTAGTTAAAAGCATATTTTTCGTAAACATTATTTAATAATGATATAAAAGTTTTAATATATTATTATAAATATTATAATGATGAACATTAATCGTATTATTTTTACTAGTACAAATATTAATATATTTTATAATAATTTTTTAATTTGGTTTATAATAAAATCTGGATTGTCTTTTTATTATGGTATAAATATATATTTTATTATATATGGTTTTTTATTTTGGTCTTTTTGGGAATACATATATCATCGTTTTATTATGCATGGATTAAAAAATACAATTTATTATTTTAAGATGCATGGGCATCATCATATGTACCCTACCAAGCCATCACATATACCTGTGTTTCAATATATAATTGTGTCTCCATTTTTTTTTATTTCTTCTTATTATATCAATCCATCATATGTCTTCTCATATGCAGTAGGACATTTGTCAGGACTTTATTGTTTTGAATCAATCCATTATTTTATACATAATGATATTAATAAAGAAAAGATATATACGAAGTATCATTTGTATCATCATAGTCATTCTCAAAAAGCATTTTGTTTTACTACACCTTGTTTTGACATTTTGTGTGGGACTTTTCCAAATGATACTTTTAATTATAATTTTATTGCTGTTTTGCCAATTCCATATATTAGTTTTTATGGTGTCAGTGAAAAAAAAGTTATTGAGTAGGTTTATAAGGAAACAATTCTAATTCTCTCGTATTATAAATTGAAAAATTAGGGTCATAATTATTTGCACCTACTCCGCTGCCATAACAAACACCTCCTCTTAGATTTCTACGACGTCTTGTTCTTTTACTATTTTTTTTGTATTTTCTACAATTATTTATATTTCTTGTTTTATTTCTTCTTTTATATGAATATTTTGCCATAATATATAGTTAGATTTAAAATTAAACTATATATTAATTTAAACTTCATCTACTAGACTTCCTTCTCTGTCAAATATCCAAATTTCATAAATGTGCCCTAAATCTTTTGCTCCCTTCTGTTTTTCTAAAACATTATTTTTTGTTTGATTCGTCCATGTGGACTTTACTTCAATACATCTATTTTGTGATGGAATATAAATATCTACATAGTGTCTTCTTCTTTTATTATTTATGTCATTATACCATATAACTGGAACGTCTTTTCTATTTGTTATAATAGAATCTTCACATATTTTTTCAACATGTAGTAATCTATCTAATGCAAAATTTTCATACCCTTGATAATCTAATAATTTACCAGATGGTAACTTATATTGTTTTTTATTGTAAGCACATTTAAGCATTGTCTCTGCTACCTCGGCATTTTGAGAATGATGAGGAACACCATATCTCTCTAAGTTTGTTTGGATTACTTTTTCTCTGAATTCTGGTGTTTCTAAATAATGTTTAACACCATATTTTTTAAGATTGGTTTCGTAATTTTTATTTCTAATATCTGAATTTTGTTGTGGATTTTCAACACCAAATTTTATTAAATTCGTTTGTATAATTTGTTCTCTTATTTTAGGTGATTTTAGATGTGATGTAAATCCAAAGTTTTTAAGACAAGTATTACGTTTTTTATCTTTTATTATTTCTGATTGTGAATTATGTTCAACGCCATATTTTTTTAGAGTAGATTGTTTTAACTTTTCTTTTATTTCACTATTTTTCATAGGATTATCTAGTCCAAATTTATGTAAATTGGTTTCCAGTATTTTTACTTTTCCATTTTCTTTACTGCAATTTTCACAATATCCGCCTATTTTTAAAAGTTGACGAAATGGTTTAATAAAATTATTTTTACAATCATCATATAAGCAAATACCTTCAATATTAGTATCTCTATTAATAAATTTTTCAGAATAATCATCTAATAATATTATATTATTTTGATTACAAAACTCTATAAACATATGAATATCGTATTTTACCTTTGAATTTTTTATTTTATTTTTTGAAATACTTTGCATACATGGTTCGCAATAAGCACCAGTTTTTACTAGTTGACGAAAACATTTGCTGAATTTATTACAACAATTTTCAGTTATACATTTGCCTTCAATATAACTTTCTCTATTTATATTTTCAGATGAATATTCGTTTACTAATTCTATTTTATTTTCACTACAATGTTGTATAAGCGTTTCACTAGTATATCTCATTAATTATTAATTGATATATATATTTATATTATTATTATAAATCAATTTTATTATATTTATTCGTTTTTAAAAAATCGTGTTACCATTTATGGTCTTAAAAACCACCTGGAAATTTTACGAGGTTCGCTCCAATTCCAAAACCAGCTCCAGATCTAGCGGTGGCTCCCATCGATGGCACATAGGTGTCAAGGATGCTGAAAGTAGCAGCGGCCGTTAAGGCGATCAAAACAATTTCCTCAACATTTAAAGAACGTTTAGGGATAGCATAAGCAGCAATAGCAACCATCAAACCTTCAACAAGATACTTAATAATTCTTTTTACAAGTTCAGCAACATTAATAGTTCCACTCATTTATATTAAATAATAAGAAAAAAATATATATATTTCGATAAAAAACTTAAAAATAAATAATGTGAATAATTAAATGGATCAGTCTAAATTAAAAGGTTCTAAAGGTTCTAAAGGTTCTAAAAAGTCTGGTTTTGAAAGAAAAGAAATCAACGGTAAGCAAAATCCTAAGTATGTTGATTTATTAGAAGAAGATAAACCTATTTCTGGACAAAAATTTGTATGTGTCTCCTTTTGTTCACCTGAACAAATCTTAAAAAAGAAAGAAATATTTTTCTTTGAGGAATTCCTAAAGAAATGGGATTTGAATAAGTCTATGGAAAAATTTGTACAATTTCTAAATTTTGTTTCTTTTAAGTATAATTTTTCATTTGACGATTTAACAAACGATTTTAAAGAATTTGTGAAAGAAGAAAAGGAAAATTTATCTAAAACCATATTTGAGGATGAATATAAAACTTTTCTTGATAATAGTGAAGAAGAATTGCAGAAACAATTTGATATTTCTAATAATTTTCAAACAAATACACGTGGAGTTAAGATTCGTGGTTCTTATCCAACTCAAGAAGAGGCTGAATTAAGAGCCAAAATGTTAAGAGAAGTTGATGATAAACACGATATATTTGTGGGACCAGTTGGTATGTGGATGCCATGGGATCCAGAAGCTTACAAAACAGGTCGTGTTGAATACATGGAAGAAGAATTGAACAAGTTGATGAGTGAGAAGAAAAATAATGAAACTAACGCAAAGACAACTTTTGAGGAACGTGTTAAAGAATCCAAACAAAAGGCAATTGATGAAAATATTAAGAATGCAGAAAAGTCTGGAAATACATTAACACAAAGTATTGACAAAGAAGGTAATTTAATTGGTGTAAACAATGCAAATACACAAGAGTTTGCTTTGAAGGAACAAGATAATATATCTTCTGCTGACATTTGTACAGTGTTGTTTGAAGGAGAGAATATTATTGTTGGAAAGACAGATAATGGACAAAGCAAATTAGTTAGTGGACCATTTGCAAAAATATAGAGTAAATAAATTAATATATATATATATTATGGTATATCCAATTTTTGAAATTAATAGTATTTTAGATAGATATAAAAGTGATATTGAACAATTTAGAAATGTTTATAAAGTAGATGGAGAAATTGTACCATTAATAGATGATAATTTTTCAAAAGATTCTATGGAAAAAGAAATAAATATTATTTTAAATAATATGGAAAAAATCGGAATTAAAGATAATGAAAATTATGTTGATATAATATCACATCAAGATACAGCAAAACAAAATGCATTATGGATTTATAGGACACAATTATTTTACCAACTATTAATTTTTCTAACTGCTACATTGAAAAAAAAAGATTTATACGATGAAATTTATTTAGATAATAATGAATATTTATTTAGAGAAGATATTATTAATGAATCAACAAATTTTAAAATTGGTATTTTTGGTAGTCTTACACCAACTTCAGATATAGATATTGGTATACAATATTCTGGAAACACTCTTGAAACACCAGGATTAGCATATATTGTTTCTAGGTTTGAAAATTTATTCATAATTTTTACAAAAAAGTCCAGTCTGGATTTTGATATAGAAACATATGCAGATATGATGACAATACCAAATCCAGATTCTAGTGATATTGAACATCCAGATTTGTTTTATTTAGATGCTAGCAAATTTTCTGATGCTGAATTTACTAGAATGTTAAAATGTGCTGGAAATAGTATTATACGAAACTTATATTTGGGTATGGATACAAATGTTGAATTATCTTTAACATTTGAAAAGGAATTAGAATTCTTAAAATTTAATATGTGTTATTTACCACAAATTACAGAAAAAGTTAGAAAATCATTAGAAGAAAAAAAATGGATTGAAGATGCTAAGATTGAAGTTTTCAGTTTCTTAACTGCAAATTATGATGACCAAAGAAAAAAATATTATGAAAAAGTAGAGATAGCTGAAAAACTAAAATTTGAAACACTACAAGCTGGTATAGAAAAATTAACCCCTAGTATTGTATGTGATATAATGGTTGCAATTGGAGAATCATTAACTTATCGCATGGAAAGTTATACATGTGCACCTACAGTTATTCATGTTGTACGTATATTACAAGCATCTAAAAATAATTTAGAAAAATATAAAACATTAGTACCAAAAGTATATTGTGCAAACAAAATTGCATATATTGACCCGTTCTGTACAATAGGTTATTACGGTTATATCTTGAGCATGTTAGAACAGTTCGGATATTTGTGTCGTTTTTATAAAACTTATTGTAATAATATTAACGAAGAAAAATGTGTTAAAAAAGAAGGAAAATATTGGGACAGGTATAATAATGGGTTACTATATTTGGGAATGATTCATCCGTATGAACCATTATATTCGCCTATGGCAGATGCGGAAGAGAGAAATGGAGGAAAATATAATCGCGCAAAAAGAAAAAAAAGTAAACGCATTAAAAAAAAATGTAAATATACGAAAAAAAAAGTAAATTTTAAATAAATCAATATAACCTAGATAAATAATATAACTTATAATGAAAATATGTTATATTATTTCTACATGTAAACAATATTTGGAAAATCGTGTAAAGTTCCAAATGGAAACAATGTTAAAAATTTATATTATATAAAAATCATTTATATATTTTGTATATAGTTTAGCGCTAAATATTAATTTCCACCTTTCTCAAAAGTTGATACAATTAAATTGTTCATCATAAAATGTTTTATTTGAATTATATACTTTATTTATAAAAGGATTTTTTTCAATTAGATTTTTTATTTTAATAATTAATTCTTTTGCTTTATTTTTATCATAATAATAAAAAGAAACAAATAAATTAAATAAAAATTTAAAATATATATCATAATTAAATTCAATTTGAAAAGTTTCATATTGTTCTATAGCCTTTGAACAACATTCAATACACTCTTTATAATATTTATGATGTAAATAATTTTCTGAAATATATAAAATATAATCTAATCCAACATTTATGTTAATAAAATTATTTAATATATGTTGATAGTCACCATATGATCTTTCTATCTTATCAAAGTACTTATCTAAAATTTCTAAATAAAACATTTCTTCTCCATGACCATAACCTATCAATGTATGATTTATAAATACATTATTTAAATCATTTAATATTTTTATACCCACTTCTTTTCCAGTAATAAATAAACATCCACAAACAACCCATCTATATTGATTATAATATTCTTTAATATTTTCTTCTTTTATAAAGTTTTTATCACATACATTTAATATTTGCAGATGAAATTTATTTTCAGAACAATTATTTAATATATTTAAAAGCATATTATTTTTATAGTTTGTGCATATTTTTGAAAAATTATTTCCAATATTAGAATCTATCCATCCAAATTTATTTGTATTAAATGGATTTAAACTAATAGATTTCAAAACTAATTCAAATTTACTACAACATACAAGGTGACTTTCAGGGGATACGCGTTCATCTTTTGTTGGATAATATTTTTCTCTATTTTGTTTTACTTGTTCTAAATATTTAAAACTTTCCAAATTTTCTACATCTGTTACAATATAGTGTGTTAATTTATCTAGATTAAATTCACTTCTTTTATTTTTTATATATGTATATAAGGTTTTATCTGTAAATATAATTAAATAACATGGAGTCTCTAATAGAGAAGACATTTTATTTATGGAATCATCAAAGCTTCTTGATTGTTTATTATATTTTGTTAAATCAAAACATGCAGTAACTAGTGTACAATCTGGAATCATTTAATATAATTATTATTTTAATTATTATTTAAATACTATTAATTTAATTATATTAAATATAAAAATGAAAGAATATACAACTTTTGCACTAGTTTCAGATATTGCTTATTGGGAGAAGGCAAAAAGAACTATTATAGATTTAAGAAGCAGAGGTAACTGGCAATATTCAATTGTTCTAATTACTATTGATTTTGAGTTAAATACTAATTTCAAAGATGTTTATAATATTACTGAAGTCAAATTTCCGCAAATAGACAAGACAATATTGTTAGAAAAAATTGGACAAAATGGTTTCTCAAATTCAGATAAAAGAGAATTAAACAAAGTCAATCAATGGGAAAAATTACATATTTTTGATGATTATTTTAAGAGATGGAAACGGGTTGTTTTTTTGGATGCAGGGTTACGTGTTTTGGATGATGTATCACACTTATTAGCACTAGATTACAAAAATAAAATTTTGGCACCTATTGATGGCAAAATTTCGGATTATAATTATTTTGAATCACAACTATGTTATGATAAACCAGAATTAATTTCTTCTCTCGTTTCTACATTCGGAGAGAATATATTGAAATCTAATTTTATGTTAAATTGTATTTGGATTTATGATACAAGTATTCTTGATGTATGTGATAAGAGTCAACTGATTGAAGCAATGAATAATTATCCTTTTTGTAAAACAAATGAGATGGGGATCATGAATCTCCTATTTCATTTTAAATATCATTTATGGGAACCTTTTCCTATCAAGGCATCAAATAATAAGTATTTGTTTGATTGGTGTGAGTTAAATAATCCAAATACACATTGGAAAGATTATTGTTATATTAAGTATCCAGTAACTATTAATTTTGAAGATACTTAAAATATAGTGTTACTTGGATTATAATAAGATAATTCATTTACAATATAAGCATGTTTAATATTTTCTAATCCAAAAACTCTATGACAAAAAACACAATCTTCTCTCCTATTAAATTCTGTTTCTTCTGGAAAATTAACTTTATCTAATATATGCTTTTTTACTGTAACTTGAGAGTGATGAATATGGTAAATGTTATTATAATTGTTTTTATTGTGTCTTAAACATCCTGATTCACATTGCATTAATGAATCGTTTAAAACTTGTATATCTTCTATTCTTTTAAATTCATTATTATTCATAACAAAATTATGTAAAATAACATCACTATCATGTTCTTCAAATACTTTTAATAAAATTTCAATTCTTTGAAAATGCATTATATCATCTGCATCAATAAAAGTAATATAATCCATATTAGTTAATCTTGAAATAGCAATATTTCGGTTTTGTGCTGCATTTTTTTTTTCAGAAGTAATAATTATTTCTAATGGGAAATTATATTCTTTGCAATATATGAAATCATCTGTTGAAGAACAACTTACTACAACTTTATCTGGAACTCGTGTTTGTTTTTCAATAGAATCTAACAATTCAAATAATTTTTCTATATGACCTTTATAACATGGTATAGCTACTCCAATTTTCATATGTTATTTACATACATTATATTATTTAAATAATAATTTAATTTATTATATTATAGTTGAATAATAATAGTCATTTATAATAACTTTATTTTTAATAGACCTGCTCATTTTGGCAGACTTACTCTAAAAGAAAAACGCTATTTTCTACCATTTATTTGCCTTTTTGACACTGATTTTCGGACCAGCTCCGCGTTTCTTCTGTTTATTTGGATCATATTGTTCTTCATCTTCATCATCTTTGAGACTTTTGGATAATTCCCAGAATTCTTTAGACCCTAATCTGAAGTCACCATGATTTTCAGCCTTGTACCAGAACACCTGATCATGTAATTTGTTGGACTTTGAGTTATTATTTATTACCAAGCACTCATAATTCTCTGTACATTGATCCATGACCTGACAAAAGCTCTCAAATGTTGGGAACATGCCGGCATAGTTTTCATAGATTCGTTTCCTATTTGCGATATAATTTTCGCGCAAAATAAAAACGTAATCTATATTGGTGCGGAGAGTTGGAGGGATTCCAAGTGGATATTGCATTGTAATCACCAACATTATCTTCCAATGTCTCAATTAATACCATTTTCATTTAGACATTTCTTTCTAAAATCATAAAACCTATGCTTTTTAAATGGGCATAGCACTTTCTCAAGTGGGTTTAGACTATATCTTAAGGTATCATCAAAGTTGGTTAAACTTCTCAACCCCACGGGCGTTTAGTCGTTGAACTATCATCATATCCTTACCATATCGGACTTAGATGACTAGCTGCGGGTTATCTCTATTTTATACCTTTTTACTATACCTTATGTGATTAGCATAAGCCATTACCATATTTCTATAATAATTTAGTAGTATAAACCTAGCAAGACTTTTCCGCAATTTGGACGTGTTGCTCAATGACCTAATATAATCATTGAACTAGCCATTCTTTTGAAATGACTACGGCATACATTCTACCGTTCATAAATAAGAGTCGCATCATCTTATCACGCGCCCATGTGTTGTCATACAAACAATCATCTAATATAACAAATGCACGTGGATCAATATTACTGCGTTTATATGTTTCCATTTCTTTTTTAATTTGCTTCAATACAGTTCGCTGACGTTTCAAAATATTTTCAATAATAGCAGTATTGTATTCATTATGAATGAAAAGTTTTGGAACCATTTTACCATAAAATCCGTTACCTTCTTCTGTACCAGATATAACAGTTCCAATAGGAATATCTTGTTGATAATAAAGAAGATCGCGAACCAAGAAAGACTTACCAGTATCACGCTTACCAATTAATACAACAACAGGACCTTTATTTTCATTAGGCTTAAAACTAATATTCTTCATATCAAACTTTTTAAGCTCCAAGGTCATATTATAAGGTGTATAAATTTTATTTTATTTCTTTTTACGCAAATATAAAAAACAACTAAATAAACTAAATATATATTCAAATGAATAATAAGTTAAAAACTATAATAATTTATATATTATTTAGCTAAAAGAATGATAAATGTTAATTATCAAAAAAGAAAGAACTCTGAGCTTTTTAAAAGTTTAGAAGATCCAGAGATTTTCTCTATCTCAAATGTACAAAATTATATACCAATTTATAATAAATTCTTCTCAATAAATGAATCAAATTTTAATGGAATTAATTTTAATAATAAATTATATATTTCAAATATAAATAAAAAATTGGGTGATAATTTTAATCATTATAACTGTAGGATAAAAAATATTACAAATAATAAAGTTAAAGACCGTGACTTATTTTTTAAATCAGCACCATTATTGGACCCATATAAGTATTTAGTAGGGAAATATAACACAAATGATAAATGTCTTTTTACTTTACCAAAATTAGATTCAACAGAAGAAAATTGTCATCCTAAATTTATTGATCAAAATAATTCAGCTTATGTAGATGGACTTTTTTTATATCTATCTAGCCAACTTATACATACAACACATTTCCCACATGGAGTAGATTATTATGGTTCCTTTTTAGGAATTAAGCAAAATTTTACAATAAATATATTTGATGATATTGATTATTTAAAAAATTCTGAATTCTTTAATAAAAATAAAAATATTTTATTTAAAGTAGATGATTTTGAACATTTATTTCCAAATGAAAAAGAAAAATTAGAACCTATTCAAATTTATCACAATATCAGTGCTAGATCTCAATTATCTGTTCAGAGTATCGACAACGAATTGTTTGAAGATATGTTTGAAGATAAATTTGAAGATAAATTAGTAAACTTGAATGATTTAAAAAATATGTCAATTGATTTGGTAGAAATAACAAATGCTCAATTTTTAGAAAATAAAAATATAGTAAATGAAAATGTTACATTAAAATCAAATTCTACTTGTTCTTCAAGATCTTCATATACTGACAATGAAGAAAACACTCATTCTGAAATAGAAGAAGATACAGAAGAAGATGATACAGAAGAAGAAGATGAAGTTATAAATGCAACCATACCAAATTTTCCAATTCAAGTAATTTGCATGGAACATTGTGAAAATACATTTGATGATTTGATTCTAAATAATGATTTATCATCAGAAGAATGGTACTCAGCATTAATGCAAATTATTATGATACTAATTACTTATCAGAAAGCTTTTAATTTTACACATAATGATCTACATACAAATAATGTTATGTACAACAATACTGATATAAAATTTATTTATTATTGTTATAAAAAAAAGTATTATAAAGTACCAACACATGGACGAATTTTTAAAATTATTGATTTTGGAAGAAGTATTTATAAATTTGACGGAAAATTATTTTGTAGTGATAGTTTTCAAGTAGGCGGTGATGCTTCTACACAATATAATACAGAACCATATTTAAATGACAAAAAACCACGTTTAGAACCAAATTATAGTTTTGATTTATGTCGTTTAGCTTGTTCTATCTATGACTATTTAATAGAAGATCCTGGAGAAGTAAATGATTTGAGTAAATGTACAGATCCAATTAAGCGGCTAATTGTTGAATGGTGTTTAGATGATAAGGGGATTAATATGTTATATAAAAATAATGGAAATGATAGATATCCAGATTTTAAACTGTATAAAATGATAGCACGTTGTGTTCATAATCACACACCACAAGCACAATTAGAACGTCCAGAATTTAATAATTTTTTGTATAATGGCGATATAAAGGGTGAATATATAAATATTGATGAAATACCAGTATGTGTGTAAATATTATAAAAGGTTCATTCTATATTTTTATTTATATAATATAGAATGAATTCATATGGATTTATAATGATTCGGCATGTCAATTCAGAAAAAACAAATATGTATTGGAATCATTCGGTAAAATTATTGAGAACCTATTATCCTTATAGAAAAATAATTATTATTGATGATAATAGTATACAAGAATTTGTAAAAGCTGATTATGATTATAAAAATGTTGAAATTATACAATCTGAATTTCCAGGTCGTGGCGAACTTTTACCATATTATTATTTTATTAAAAATAATTATTTTGATAATGCAGTTATCATACATGATAGCGTATTTTTTCATAAACGGATTAATTTTGATATACTAAAAAATATTCAAGTAATTCCATTATGGTTCTTTTATTCTGATAGAGAAAATTTAGAAAATACGATAAGAATATCTAATGTGCTTAAAAATAATTATTCATTGATCCAAAACTTAAAAAATGATAAAATAAACATGATGCCCAAACAGAATTGGTATGGTTGTTTTGGTATACAAACATATATTAATCGCAATTTTTTGCTTAAAATAGAAAATAAATATAGTATTACAAATATGGTCTCTCAAGTAAAATGTAGAGCAGATAGATGTTGTTTAGAGAGAATAATGGGATGTATTTTTTTTACAGAAAATCAAATAATATCTATAAAAAAATCACTTTTTGGAGACATCATGAAATATCAAACTTGGGGTTATAATTTTGATACATATATGGAAGACTTAAAAAAAGGCACTAAACAACTTTCTGTAGTCAAAATATGGACTGGTAGATAAGTCGCTCGCTCCGCTTTAACAGTCGCTCCGCTTTAAAAATCTGGATTATCAGTAAATATCTGAGGTACAGAACCACCTGAATGCATAATTGGATTAACTTGTATTAATAAATAATGACCTGCTATTACACTAAAATAAACAATTAATGCATCTCTAATTAATAACTTAAGAGGCTTGCTTTCTTTTTCTACAAATCGCATTTCTAAAAATTTTGTAATTAAAAATATGAAGGAAATTATCGCAGAAGTTACAAATATATTACTCATTTACTATATTTGTTAAATATTCTTATTCTTTTTTATACGCAAATAAAATAAAAACAATTTTAATCTAAAATTTCAATATCATCAATTAATAAATCTGGTAATAAATCAATAGAAGGTTCTTCAATATTATGAACATCAAGAGAATCTAAATTAAATGTTTGGTCGGAAATTGTTAGCTTTACATTATCATCATCATCTTCAATTTTTCTTTGTTGATTTCTTAACTGGCTAATTTGTTCTAATGTATCTAAATCTTTTGGCGCATTAATAGATGTTACTGTTCCGTCTGTTGTCTTAACAAAATCTATATCATTGAAACTTAAACGTGAACTATCAGATGTAATAGGGGTAACAATTTGATTTTCATTATGTACCGGTATACCATAATTACTTGCAGGTTCATATATTGATTGTTTAATAGGCTCACTAATTATTTCTTCTTTAATTTCTTCTACAACATCTTCTTCAACGGTTTCGTCCATATAAGCCTTTAAAATTGCTTCTACAGGAATACTTTCACGTAAAGTATTTAAAATACATTCTTGTATAATAATTTCTAATTCTCTATGATTTTTTTGAATTTGTAATGGTGGAATTCCGACTTCAAATAAGTATACATTTTTATATATTTTTCTAGCAACATTAATATACGTTTTATGGATAAAATCATCCAACTTAGGGACACTAATATCAATCTTTTTCTGTTTTTGTCCAACCCGCATAGATGTTAATATTTTTAATTGAATTATATGAACACATGTTACTAAATCTTCTAAATAGTTGCATCCAGATGTTTCACAAATGCGTTTTCTCTCTCTTTCTACCATTACATCATTCCACTTAGGTATACGAGAAATCAAATTTTGAAACGTCATCAAATATTTTTCATCTTCATTATTTTCCTTACAAAGTTTCATTGAATCATCTAATATAGATTTATAACCATCAATAATTAAAGGAGTTAAAAGTGTAACTAACCTAGATCCCCATTCATTTTTTGATTCATGCAGTGCGCTTACATTAAAATCATCCATTTACATAAAACTAATATTTTCTAAAGACAATTCTGAACTTAAAAAAACGAAATTAAGTATAAATAATATTAATAATTTTTCATTCCTAAACTCCTTTCTTACTTTATGAAAACATAATAGCATTTCATAACGTTTTTCTATAGATATTTTATTTTCTAAAAAAGAGTGATTTTCTAATAAATGAATAATATCCAATGCACTATACGATTTTTCATATAATTTTGTAGATATTTCTATTAGTTCTTCTAAATTCTTTTTTTTTTGACAATATTTATTTAATTCTTTTTTTAGCCAATCTAAATGATATATATGTACATCTTTCATATGAAATACTTCATTCAAATTATATTGATATAAATTAATAATAGACCCATTAACAAGAGGCTCTGGTATATAAATTTCACAAAATCGTGATATAATTGGTTTCATTAAGTTGTATTTATCTTCTGCAATTATAAAAAAACGTGTATTATGGCTAAAAAGTTCAATACATCTACGTAATGCAGATTGAGCATCCATTGTCAATTTATCAGCATTCAATAATACAATACTTTTGAAAATATTTCCACCATTAGAATTAATATGTGTTTTTGCAAAAAATTTTAACTCTTCGCGTATAAATTTAATACCTTTTCCATGTGAACAATTTACATGCATAACAAAAGATTTTATTTTTTCTCTGTTGTTATCATAAATTTTATGAATAAAATCATTCACTATAGTTCTTTTACCACTACCAGAAGGTCCATGAAACAATATGTTGGGTATTTTATGTAACTCATGAAAGTAATTTAATTTATCTTTTATTTTTTCATGTATAATTAATTGCATATTATGAACTATATTAAAATACAAAGTGTTTTTATATTTTAATATTACGTATTTCTATTTTTACAAGTTTTTAAGCAACACTACTCAAAGAATGAACATATGGATTTTTACGGAAAGCATCCAAAATATCTGGTTGAATTCTCTCACAACCAGCTGTTTCATTATAATATTGTGGAGCACGAATCGCACCATATGTCTGTACAGAGGGCGCAATTCCACTAATACGAGAATGTGCTGGATTATACCTACCATCTAATCTGTCTTGATCATTTTTAATTGTACTTAAATGCATTTGTTGGTTAAAAACTTGCGTTCCTCCAGGGTTTGGTCTATTATTAATTGTTTGTGATTTTATATCATTATTATGTTGGTTATAAGCTGCATTATAATTCATATCACCATAACCAGTTGCATATCCTCCGGCTGAAGTATAATATTCGCAATTAGTAGTTTCTCTTTGTGTAGATTCAGGAGCAGTATAATTATTCACATATAAACCTTCTTTTTGATTATTAATATAAAAATTTGGTGCATACAATGTGGTTTCTTTATTTGTAGTGGGAGTGGAATCTTGAGGATTATAAACATAACTTTTAGGTACTGCTGTTGTAGCCTCACCATAAATACGAAGATTTTGAATTGTTTCACTTTTACGTGTGGGTCTAAAAACATCCATAATTGGTGCTATAACAGCACCAATAGCTCCACTAAATCCAGTTCCGAAAATTTCGTTTTGTTTTAGTGTTGTTCTATTATTTTCATAATTTGTAAAACTTTTTAAAATATTATCTCCACTATTAGTTGGGCCTTTGCCCATAGCGGTAGAAGGATTTACACCTGTACATGGTAATTGCACCCGTCTACTTTTTTCAAAGTTTTCTGGCGCATGTCCTGCCTTAATATCTACAGATCCAGCAGGACCCATATATTCTGAAGCAATGTCATTACGACGAACTACTCCCATCTCTTGAATAGGTCGTAAGGTCTCTCCCTTTTCAGCTCCAGTTGTGGTAAACCAACGATCTTGTGTGTTAATAAAAAAAGTATCAGGACGCTGCTTTTCAACACGACCAAGCATTTCGGTTGTAGGGGTGTTTTTAATAAAAGAATATGCTGGTCCCTCATGATTAGTTAATTCATACTCTAATTTTGGATTAGTATCCACTCTTAATTCATCAATAGTTTTTGGTAACCATTTATCACGAGCTTCCATTCCAGAATTGAAACCATTATTACCATTTATCCCGTATCCTTTATCTAAACCTGGTCCAACCATAATGCTATCAAACGGTTTTGTATTATTATTTTTCATTCCAGGATTCACTCGGGATTGTAAAAAATCACTTTGATTAGGCATTCCGTACGCCCACTGCATATTATCCTCTGGTTTAAATAGAGGCGCCTGTTCAATTTTTTTTATAATTTGTGAACCAGAACCTGACATATTATCCAATACTGATTCATTAATATCTATATCATATGTTCGTCCTTTTACTTTCCCGCCATTAAATGGGATCATATTATTATGTTTAAATTGATTAGAATCTAAATAATTACCAGTTAAAGAATAAATCTCTTGTGGATTTTGACCTACATCTACATGTTTTCGTTCTTTTTGTTGATATAAATTTTGATTGAAATACTTATCCGTTGCAGTATTTGGATTTGGATATTCTTGAATAGTATCAACTAGTTGATTTATATTTGAAATAGGATAATTTTGAGGAGGAATATTTGTATTTGGTAGATAATTATCAGTTTTAATACCCAAGTTGCTTCTAATTCCCATATTTGTAAATTTTTCTTGATTAGTAGATTTTCTTAATTCTCTATCAGTACAATTTTCATTAGATTGATTTGAGACTATATACATACCACCTAATGCTATTAATGGGAGAGCTATTTCCATAGTATAATATATATATAAAACATTTTAAATATATATTAAGTTCAAACAATTTTTATTTCTAAAATTTATAAATTTTCACAAGAATTTGTTTGTTGACATGTAGTTGGTCCTCCTACATATCCGCCACGAATTAAATTATAATTAGAAGGTAAATCTGACGTTGAAGACATATAAGTTTTGCTTTCAATAATCATACAATCACGTTTTGGTGTAAAATAATCCTTTTCTAAAATTCGTGTACTTAAATTATTTTGAAAAGGCAAGCATGTATTTACCTGAGGATTCAATGGTGGATATTCCCAATTAGGTTGTTCTACGTCACGATACCACCATGCAGGATGTGTAGCTCTTGATTGGTCTGTAAATAAATTATTACATGTTGGATATTCAATAGATTGATTTGGAACATTATATTTTTTAAATTCATCTTTTCCTAAACAATCTCTGCTTATATGTCTATTGACACCTTTTAAATCACTTTCTAAATTTATTGTATTTGTTCTTAAATTTGCTCCCCACTTTTGCATAATAATTTGAGGATCTTCTATAAAACAAAGATCGTCGCCATTTCCCGGAACATTCATAATCCATCTTCCTGGGTCAGTAGATTGTTGTAGTTCTTTTTTTGTTCTAGCATCATCATATTTAAATCTGGTACAAGCCATTTATATATACTTTTAAAAAAAGTATAGCAAAATATAAATATATACTTTTTTAAAATATACTTTTCAAAAAGTATAGCAAAATATACTTTTGAAAAAGTATAGCAAAATATACTTTTGAAAAAGTATAGCAAAATATACTTTTGAAAAAGTATAGCAAAATATACTTTTGAAAAAGTATAGCAAAATATATATATATATAGCAAAATTTATAAAATTAGTAAAAATTAGTTAAAATTATAATAATAATTTAAAAAAATAGTATAAATACAGATATGGATTTAGTTTTGAATGATGTATCAAATCCCACTTTATGTTTAAATATGATTGTTAAAAATGAAAGTAAGATCATTTATCGTTTATTTGATTCTGTGTTATCTGTTATTGATTGTTATTGTATTTGTGACACTGGTTCTACAGATAACACAATACAAATTATTACCGATTATTTTGCAAGCAAAAATATTCCAGGTAAAGTCGTAACAGAACCTTTTAAAAATTTTTGTCATAATAGAAATTTTGCATTACAATCTTGTCTTGGTATGTCTGATTATATATTGCTTTTAGATGCTGATATGATTCTTGAAAATAAAAATTTTAATAAAAAAATATTAAATAATGCTTCCAGTTTTGCTATTCTTCAAGGAAATGAAAGTTTTTATTATCAAAATTTAAGAATTATTAAAAATAATGGTGAATATAAATATAATGGGGTTACACATGAATATATTGATACTCCCTCTAATAATACAATTTATAATATTGAAAAAAATAGTTTGTTTATTAACGATGTAGGAGATGGTGGATGTAAACAAAATAAATTTGAAAGAGATATAAGTTTATTATTAGACGGTATTAAAGAAGACCCAAATAATGTAAGATATTATTTTTACTTGGCAAATAGTTATCATGACTGTGGGAAATTTTGTGAAGCAATAGATGTTTATAAAAAACGAATTGAATTAGGAGGTTGGAATCAAGAAGTCTGGTATAGTTATTATAGAATTGGTATGTGTTTTAAACATATGAACAAATATGAAGATGCAATTTATTATTGGTTAAATGGATTTAATTTTTATAATGAACGCTTAGAAGGACTATATGAAATTATTCAACATTATAGAATTATTTCAAAACATAAATTAGCGGATATATTTTATAAAGAAGCTAGAAAAATATTAGATTTAAATCAAAATAGAGACAGTTATTTATTTTTACATCAAGATATATATGCTAGTAAAATATATTATGAATATACAATTATTGCAGCTTATCTTGGAATAAATAATATTAATTATGAAGTTATTAAAGTATTAAATAATTCTAAAGATACAATTGAAATTAACAATATGTTAACAAATTTGAAATTTTATAAAAATGAATTAAATCTTTCATCTAAAATTATAATTGATAATACTATTCAAATAAGTATAAATAATGAACCTACAACCTTTTATTCTTCTTCTAGTTGTTTAATTCCTAATACATTGGGAACAGGATACCAAATGAATATTCGTTACGTTAATTATTATATAGACTCAAATGGAAATTATTTAAATTGTGATAAATATATTATCACTATTAATAAATATATTGAGTTTGATACAAAAATGAATGTAATATGTGAAAAAATGATGGAATTAAAATTTGATGATAGAAAATATATTGGTATTGAAGATGTTAGAATTTTTAATGATATTGAAACAAATGACTTATTATTTATTGGTACAGGTTTTCATAAATCTAATCAAATAGGAATAGTAACTGGTAAATATGATATAGAAAAATGTATTATGAATCATCATGAAATTCTTCCTAACTTTAATAATTCTTCCTGTGAGAAAAATTGGGTATTTGTAAATTATAAGGACTCTACGCATATAGTATATGATTGGTATCCTTTGAGAATTTGTAAAATTAATTCAACAAATAATGAGTTGTCTCTTGTAGAAAAGAGAGAAATGCCATGTATATTCTCTAATATCCGTGGTTCAACATCTGGATTTACATATTCTCCAAAAAATAAAGAAAAAGAAATATGGTTTGTTACACATATTGTTTCATATGAAAGTCCAAGACACTATTATCATTTAATTGTTGTTTTTGATACAAATATGAATTTATTACGTTATTCGGCACCATTCAAATTTGAAGGTTTACCTATTGAATATTGTCTTAGTATTATAGTAGAGGATGAACGTGTTGTAATAAATTATAGCACATGGGACAGAACTACTCGTATTGGTGTTTACGATAAAAAATATATAGAATCCACCTTTTCAAAGGTGGAGCCAAACTTTTAATATTATTTTGTTGTACTTTTTATATTTTGCTCTACTTTTTATATTTTGGTTATACCTTTCTTAAAGGTATAGTGGAGCCAAACTTTTAATATTATTTTGCTCTACTTTTTTAAAAGTATAGCAAAATATATATATATATACCTTTCATTTCAATAATTATCAATCATTGAAAAATTGTGATTACATTCATACATCATAAATAAATCTCTATTTTGTTGGTAAATTAAATACCAAATATTTACTTCCCACATGATTGTTTGTTTTGTATTCATTATTTCTAAACAAAGTAGTTTCATTGCTTTTGCAAATTCTAGTAAACATGTTCTGTTACCTCCAAACACACCACCGCCAAAATACCAACATATATCTCTGTATATATTTTTATTGTAATCAAATTCAATATTCCAAATAGATGCAATTCTAACCGCATCATAGTTGCATTCCTTTAATCTTTCTATCTTTTGAATAAATTCTTCATCAGAACATTTAAAAATATGTTTTATTCCAAAGTCTACCCAAATAAATTGATTTGTTTCATCGTCAGACATTTCAATCGCTAATTTTATCCACTCCGTTTTATGACATTGTGTAAACATAAATTGTATTGTATCCTTATCTAGGTTATTACTAATTGGTTGAAAATTTTTGAGTGCATGTATATGTTCATATAAATAACTAGATTCTTTAACAAATGGAACAATCTTTGTATTATGATTTTCATAACATTTATAACTATCTATTATCGTTTCATCTATAAAAATTATTTTATTAATATTTGCTTGTAAAAGAGGTATATAATGTTCTGTATATTTTTTATAATTATCATTCGTTTTTAAATACTCATTACTAGTGATATTCGCCATAAAAGCAGAAACTAATGTGACAGTATTTGTCATTATATTTATTATTTATTTTATTTTTAAATATTATTATTTTTAAATATTATTATTTGATATTGTAACTAATATATCTTCATATGTTGTTTCAATAATAAAAGCTTTACAATCATTTACACCAATTGTTATAAAAATTCTATCATTATATTTATTCAATGAACAATTAAATTCAATACAAGTATTTTTAAAAAATACAAATTCTTCTGAAATAACTACATTTTTTGAAGAAGTGTGAAATAGTAACCAACGATGCAACGTTTTTTCTTTGTTAATATGAATTAAAAACAATCTTTCATATTTATTCAATTCAATTCCATTTGTAGAACCATGAAATCCTTCCAATTCGTTTTTTATATTTTCTGATACTTCTATTTCTTCAAAATCATCATCATCAATAGACTTTATTATAAATGGGTGCAAACTATAAATTACTTTATTTATATTTTCTGAAATATAAGGCATCCAATTTTTTTCTACATTATTATTCGGTTTACAAGAAATAAAATTTTGTACTCTATTATTATGTATTTCTGCTTTAAATATAGAAGGTTTGCCACATTGATCTAATTCAGGTACATTTACTAGGATTGTATTTTTATCAATATATCTAATGTCTTCTAATCCTTTCCAAAAACATGGATATATAGGTAAGTTGTAATCATATTCCAAAAGCGTATAATCAAAATTTTCAATATCTACCTTATTTGAATCGTTTATTTTTCCTTCCAACGTGTAGTAAATTGAATGAGATATAGAACCATACAATATATATTCGCGCAATGAATATTTTTTATAATTAACGCATCTAACAAGAATTTGTGTATTTCCATTTTCATCAATATGCATAGATGGGTTCATTTCTACATAACTATTTATATCATTATACTTATCTGCAAAACATAATTTTGGAATAATAATAGGTATAATATCTTTTTTTGGAAATATCAGCATATTATATTTTATATACTATATTTAAATTTTTATATTGTAATATATTTATTTTTAAAATAAGATACACCTTCAACAAAAATATTATTATTCATATTATATATTTTTAGCATTACAAATTGTGCATCTTGATCCAATATAATATTTTTATTATAATTTATATTTATTTCATTATTATAAAATGGTAAAATAGTTGCACTAGGATTAACAATATTATTCGTATTCACTAATTCTACTAAAATAACTGCAACTTGATTATTTTTTAAATTACTTTGTATATTTTTTAATTCATCACCATCTTTAAAATTAATTGTATAATATGTAATTGGATTTATTTGTTCTGGAATAGTTATAGTATTATCTGATAAAATAAGAGATACTGATGTTTCTGAAATATTACTAGGCCCTTGAGGACCTGGTTGTCCTTGTTCTCCATCTACACCATCTAAGTTTAAATGATAATAACATTCTTTTTCAGAAAATTCACCACGAATATTAGTAATATCTTTAATTATAATTTGTCCTGAATCTTTATTATAATATTGAATTGTTCCCTCAAATGTAGTTAAATCAGAATCAATACTATTCGGAAATTCTGCTACTATTACAGAGTTACCACTAATATATGCTAATCCTGGTTCTACATTTATAACAATAAAATCATATTGATTTGGGTTTATATGTGTTTTGCTAATAGTTTTTGTGCAAAACCGATCACCATCTTTACCTGATGGACCATCTTTTCCATCTTTTCCATTTTGACCATCTTTTCCATTTTGAACTATAATTTGCTTACTATGTGTTTCTCTATTATTTATAGGATTTATAATAGGATTTATATTTTTTTTATGTAAAGAAAATAAATAATGATTTCTATCCATTATATTAAATTAAAATATTTTATTATAATGATTTTTGATATTAGCTAAAATATTTTAATTATGATTTTATTATTTATAAATTTGTCTATATTATCATATACAAAATTATATATATTAGACCATTATGTATTCGGTTTTTTATTGCTTATTTATAAATAATTTGGTCATTCTTTATTATCTATTGTATTATAAAATAATGTTATAAATAATTGTTACCAATTATGATGCAGGTAATTGTGAAAGACATAATTTTATGGAACCCAAACTAGCAACATCGTACTTCACAACAAGCGGCAAATCGTTTTCCAAGTAGACTTCAATTTGTTGACATAAATTTGTACATTTAATAAAATAACCTAAATTCTTAAGAGAAAATTCACCTTGAATTACCTTAGATGAATCCTGTTTCAAAATAAAACCCATACTTCCATCAGATTCAGCACGATGAATTTCTGCAGAAGCAAATTGACCAGAACATTTAAAGATTAATTC